AAGATATCATTTTATTTACGCTTAGATTTAGACTTACGCTTTCGTAGAGTAGATGTACCTTTCACTTCAAATACATCGCTTTGTTTGAATTTATAAGATGTCTTTTCAGGGATAATAACTTCTTGAAAGGCAGAGTAACGTGGTTCTGTGGGATCCATGGGTTTTGCTTTAAGAATCTTAACCTTTTCGTGTTTCATAGGTTTTTTAGGAATATGTAACTGATGAGGCATTTTATATTATTATTTAATATTTTAATTCTTTTTATAATATAGTAGTATATTTAAACCATACAATTTTCGTAATGCTCTATCATCAACTATGAAAATCCCTAAGAATGCTCAGATTTCTCTACAATCAGCTAAGATTAATCTTGATGGGAGTATTGTATTAGGAGCAGGTGATAAGTTTTTTTATTTGTATCTCGGTCAAGGAATAAAAGGTGCTGATACACAGTTTAATCGTTTAGACAGCATACAAGAATCAACAGCATATCCTATCAAAGTAAAGATGTATAATTACAATCAGGATCAAATTAAAGTCAATTCTGTAGAATTAGGTGAAGAGATACAAAAAGCATTAAATCGTTATGTATATAATCCTCAATACTACGGCAGAGTTACTGTTACTCAGAAACTTGTGAATAATAAATTTGAAGGATATGAAGTCAAATTCAAAGGTGAGTTATCTGCTAATGTAGGTAATACTCTTAATAATGCTTTGCCTGAGACTTTTACTGCTGTAGATGGAACTCGTGATACTGTGAGGCGAGGAACAGCAGCTGCAAACTGGACTTATGGTCTTATTCCAGGATCAGACGAAGGAATATTCAATGTAGCAGCAAATCAGCAACTTGCTCAACATGTCACTTTCAATGTTCCACCTATCGCACATAAGAGAGGTATATTCCGTGTAAATTTAACTGATGCTTATGTCAGCAGAGGTGCAGCTAATAGACAAGGCACCATAGCAGTAGGATTAGGTAGAAGTTCTGTCACAAATCAAAGAGTAGGTGCTCAGAATATTATTAATCCTCCTTATTATGATCCTCGTAATGGTGATGAGAGCATATTAGTTTTAAAGGGATTTTTAGATTTCGGTATAGTAGTGAGTAGAATAAGGAGGAGGGGTGGTTTATATGCTGCAGGTGAAATTAATGTAGTTCAGTGTGTTTGTGATACATCACAACCGACTCATCCAAACTCAGGTCCTAATGATCCTAAATGGAACACTATTGATTATACAACTAATCCTCAAAGTGATTTCGCAGCGAAAGTTAATCTATGGAATGATGTTATGGCAGATGCGACCCCTATTCATTCAGTAGAGTTTCGTGTAGATGGTGAAGCAATGGGAATATATATATTGTCGGCAGGTGCAGCTGGGGATGGTTCAAACGGCACTTACTATTGTCTAATGGATTATGATGCTGGAGCAGATGCCGAGGAAAACTTAAAACCTATATCACAAGATTGCTGGGCATTATATCCTCACTTGATGATTGAAAACAGAAACACTGACCCTGCTGATGCCAGTAAATCATTAGGTATTACTCGCTACACTTCTCTTTATGATCAGTTTATATCAAGTGGTTATGCTGGACAGAATGCGTGGGCAACCTATAATCCCGCTGATGAACATGTAGGATTAAATCAGATTAATGGAAATGATGCAGGAGGCTGGTTATCACCTCCATTAGAAGGGGGATGGTTTTCGTGGGAAGCAGAGATGGTCGCAACAGGGAATACTGGTGCTATATTAGACATTATGGGTAGAGCATTCATAGAAAGGGGTTCTGCAATATTTACTGCCAACGCACCCAATCCAGTAGAATATGATGACTTAGTAGAGTTAGGAGCAGACCCATCTAAAACTGTATGGAAGTATAGCAAACCTGTTCTTATATTAGAACAAAGCAGTAGATATGAACCAAGTCAGGGAGCACAATTCAAAAGATTACTCGGTTTTGAAAATACACCTGTGGTTGATTTCTTCTCATTCGGGGCAGGAGCAGATGATTTGAATTATATTGTCAGTTCTACTACAGAACCACGATTAATCAGTAGTAGATCTATCTTTGTAAGAATTCATAACTTTACACAAGAAAGTATGAATGCCTTTCAGGGGAATGTATCTAAGATTATTGCTCACCTTCCACGATTTGATGGAACGAATACATCAGGACCTCTGTATCTTGAACCTCGTAATATGGTTTATTTAGATCTCAACAATACAGAAGAATTAAATGTGAATAGTTTTGATTTATCACTGTGTTATAGTGATGAAACTTATGCGGACTCACTTACAGGAACCACTATCCTATGTCTCCATGTAAGAAAAAAGGGAGATACAACTATGTAATGGTTGCTCTGCGACCAACCCTCAGGGTAAGTTTTTTCATTTTTTAGTTATTTTATCATTTTTTTAGTAAATGAATTTTTAATATTATCTATACTATAATGGATAAACTACCTGATACACTGAAATATGATATTATTGAAGAGAAACAACCTGAACCTGAACCTGAAACTGTCACTGAAACTATCACTGAACAAGGTGATATCTTAGATGATATGCCACTTGAAAAAGATATAGATGATGAGTTGCCTATGTTTGTGCCTAAACCTGAACCTAAACTTGAAGATATATTTGCTGAACAAAAACCTAAAAAGAAATTAACTAAGTCAGGCAGACCTAGAAAACCTATGAGTGAAGAACATAAACAAAAACTAGCTCTTGCTAGGGAAAAGGCAAATGCTAAGAGAAAGTATCTTGCTGAACAACGCAAGAAGGCAAAGCAGATGGAGAAAGAAACAAAAGAACTACTCAAAAAGAAAAAAGAAAAAGAATATCATAAACTGAAACAAGAAGTAGAAGAACCTGTGGATACTGAAACAGAAGAAAGTAATCCTAATTTTGTATATGAAAAGAAAGTTGTGAAACCAGCAGTAAAGAAACAATCACAACAATATGCGGGATTAACAAAAGAAGACTTAGACAAAAGTCACCTTGATGCTATATTAAAAGTAGAGGCGATGCGTAAGCAACGCAAAGCAGAGAAAAAGAAACAACAACAGATAGACGCTTATAATAAGGAGACTATCAATACATTAAAAAAGATGACATGGCAAGATACAGCAGGTCTGTATTCAAATTGTTTTTAAACGAAGTATGCTACGCTAAGACCAGAACCAAGATGATTCGGTGGGTTTTTCTACCTCTACAATACCTACTTGTGATTTGATAATACTAACCTCTTTCTTCACCTCTCTTACTTCTTGTTTAAGATATCTTACAAGTGATAGTATTTCTTGTAGTGTATCGGCATTTTTTTGAATGGGCGACTTCTTCGGCATATTATACATTCTTCAATATAATTATTTGAGACAATTAATTAATTTAACCATATTATATCTCTCGGGAGGTTCATTTTATAACAATAGTAGAAGCAATCAAAATTACATTTATTCTCTGTGGGCAATATATTACCTTCATCATCAGTTTTGATAAAGTGAATTCTTTTTCGTGGGATAATGATTTGTAAGGGATTATCAGTATCACTATATAACTTACGGATATATTGTGTTGTAATCATACTACACGGACATATCATCATAAATGGTTTGTCTAACTCTTTTAACCTTGTAAAGACTTCTTTTTTTAGACTGAATGGTGGATTACTGATAATAATATCACCATAATTACTTGTGAAGAAATCTTCTTCTTTACATATAACATCAAAACCGAGTTCTTGTAAATATTTAGATGAGTTCCCATTACCAGCAAAGGATTCCCATATAACTTTATCTTTAGGGATATATTCTTGTATGTTTTCCCACGCATATTTAGGGGTCATATAATTATCGTGCTTTGTGAATGTCTTTGTGTGAAAACTCGCCATAATGTATTATATCATAGTAAAGATATTTTATTTTGAAATCAAATTTTAACCTAATAATTTAGGAGCAATAGAACCTTCAATTACTCCTGCTGAACCTATATCCTTGAATGGTTTATCTTTTTTCATCTGTGCTATATCCTGCTGAACAGAAGATAGTTCTGATTGTTCTTCACCTTTAATTTTCTCTTGTTCTTCTTGTGATTCATCGATAACTCCTACTGCTTCAGATATGGCACTCGCTACTCCTAATCCAGCACCTAATACTCCTAATCCTATGACAACAGGGGCAGCTGCAGCTCCTAGAACCCCAGCACCTATTAATGCTCCTGCTCCTAATGAACCTAATTCAGCAATACCACTACCGACTTGTAATACATTTGAAACTTGTTCGCCAGTGTTTTCACCGACAACTTCACCTGCAGCGATATCTTCTAATAATGCTTCTGCTCCAAAACCGATATTCATAACTGCTCCTGAATGTCTTATTAATGATGTAGTGCCTATCTTACCTGCTTTTAAAATATCGCCAGATGTATTTAATACTTTACCTGTGATAGATTTACTTGCTTTACCGACCCTTGCTCCTTCACCACCTAATTTAGATACATTACGACTGACAATTCCTGGTTCTGCTAATTCAGTTGCTAATGCTCTCTGAGTAGCATTCGGCAATCTTCTTTGTTGTATTGTTTCAGGGATAGGGGTTGTTGGTGGTTCAGGGACAGTTGAATAGATACTCTGTGCTTTTGTAAGCGGAGCACCAGTAGTCTTTTTTGTAGTATATCTCCTGCGTCTTGCTTTAATCTCATCTTTACTGCCTAATAATCCACCGAAGGTTGCAGCTTCTAATATCTTATCAGACTTATATAATCCTGTTGCAACATCATAAGCGACCCCCTTAGATGAGAATGCAGCACGCTGAGTTGCTCCTATTCCTGCTTCAAGGTCTTCACTTTCTTTTTCACCGAGTTGTCCTTCCTTTTCATTTTGTATTCTAATGAGTTCTGCAGCCTGATCTCTGTAATACTGATCTAAGGATTGATTGTATGCTTCAATCTCCATTCTTCTGCGATGGCGAGATATTCTCCTTGATACATCTACGCTATGAATATCCATGTGTTTATATATTCATTAATATAATCTTTCATAATAAGAATTAAATATATTATTCGTCCATATTCAATCGCTCATCGCCCTCCCATATAACCTTCTCAAAGTTATGCAATACACGAGCAGGGTTCTTCTGCAAATCAAGATATAATATCTGATAAGGTTCTCTATGAACTTGTTTATATAGTTTCAAGAAATTATCTTGTCCCCCTACACTATCACCATACTCTTCTGCAATCTTAATAAGTTCCTTCATATTCTGTTGCCTACATATAAATACAGAATTCGCATTATTTCTGATCAATCCACTCACAGCTCGAAATGACTGAGTAGCAATACAATAAAAATCTATGTAATGCCTAAATCTAGTAGCAAAATAAGATACATTGTTACTCTTACTAAAATCTTGTGTTAATACATCATCTAATACAAGAGCATAACTGGGTCTATCATCTCGTGGATAAGCAGATTGTTCAGATTTAATAGCATCAATCATCCAGTCTTCATAATGGTCTTCACAATCAAAATATTGTGATAACATCATTCCCTTAGTATCTGTGTTTAATGTAGTAGATATGATTTTCACTGTATCAAACATCCCCTTATAAAAGTCTTCATTGCAAAAGAAGTTTGCAAGTAGATTACTCTTCCCAGAACGAACAGAACCTATTAATAAAGCAAGACAGGGCATAGCAGGGAGATTTTCATGTATATCACCGAACCTTGTATCTTCATCAAGGTCTTTAACTTTCAATATCTTCGGCACCTTCATTTTATCCTTCTTCTTCATTTTAGCATCTTTCTTATCCATAGTATATATACTATAAGAAAATATTTTAATATTAAAAGATATCATTTTTTTATGTTTGTATATGTATAAACATGCGTAAACCGAGAGATGGAGATACAGTTAAGTATATGCGAGATTATATCCGTGCGAAGAAGTTAAATAAACCTGAGATTAAGTTAGGTATGAAGAAGGCAGAACTGATAGCTGGTCTCAAGAAACATGGTCATTATGAAGGTTCAGGCAAAGTAAGTAAAGAAGATTTCTCAAAGGCGAGACAACAACTAAAAAAGACTATCGCAAAACCTCCTCCTACTAAACCTACAAAGAAAGTTGTAGGGAAACAAAAGAAACTCGGTAAAAAAATTAGTTAAATAAAAAAGATATCTTTTTTTTTGTTGTATAGTGTATAAAATGCCCCAAGGAAAAGGAACTTATGGAAGTAAGCGTGGTCGCCCCCCAACAAGCAAAAAAATGACATCTTCAAAAACAGGCAAAGGTTCAAAAGCAATGAAGGATAAAATGGCTAAACTTCGGGCGATGAAAAAAAAATAAATACATATATAAATGCCTACATACAAGGAGAAGTTTAATAAGAAGTATAAACAACCTAAGGGAACTTCACATACATTATCATCTATTTCAAAATTAACTGGATATAAAAAATCTGGATTACAAACAATATATAATAAGGGCATAGGAGCCTATAAAACAAATCCTCAATCAGTAAGGAAGAATGTAAAGTCTAAGGAGCAATGGGCAATGGCTCGTGTCTATGCGTCAGTAGATAAATCAAGTAAAGCATATAAAATTGATAAATCCCATCTTGTGAAAAAAAATAAAAAGTAATATATAAATGGTGAGTGTAGTTATTAAAAAATCAACTAAATCAGGGAAGAAGTTGATGGCGACATTTACTAAGGATAATGGTAGAAAGAAAACAACTCACTTCGGAAGTGCGAACATGGATGATTACACACTAACAAAAGATAAAGAACAGCGTAAGCGATATAGAAGTCGTCATAAAAAAGATTTACAAACAGGCGATTATACAAGAGCAGGATATTTATCCTATTATATACTATGGGGCAATTCTACTAGTCGTAAAGATAATATAGCCTCCTATAAGAAGAGATTTAACTTGAAGTAGTTAATTTCTTTAATACTTCTTTTGCTACATCTTTTCTTAATACTCTTCGTTTCTCTATTCTAAAAACGACAGAACTTCTTTCACTTACTTTTGCGTATGTCCCATCAGGGTCAGTAATAGCAGTAGTGATTGCAGCTATGGTTAATGGTTTTGTGATTGTAAATTGAACTGAACTCTCACTTCCAGTAAAGAAGTCACCATAGGGATTCATTTTGTCTATAAGTCCTACAATCGCCATATTTGTATTTCCTGAAGCACCACCGATATATCCATTAGTAGGGATTAAATCACTTCTTATCGCAAAGTATCCTTTGAATGATTTGATAGGATATTCTTTTGCTATAATCTTAATACTTTCAGTCAAATTTTCTATCTGAGGAAGTTGTCTAAAATATACTCCTATATGACCTGCCCCTTGATCTTCTAATCGTAAAGTTAGATTATATGTCTTAGCAAGTGACCCATCATATAACGGTGATTGAAATTGATTTCTTGCCCATGCTTTCGTATCCACAGCATCAATCTTAGCATTAGTAGTGATATATTTAATTTGATCAGGTTTATCACCATGTCTTTTTAATCTATCATTATCAGTAGGATTGAATTGTTCATATGTAAAACCTATTTTGCTCCATATAGATTGATCCCACGATTTATCATCAAATCCTAAGTCTTCAATGAATATACCGCAAGATGTATCATATACAGCATACGGTTCTATATTTTTATTTTGATACGCTCTCGGTTGATCTGTTCCCAGTGTAGCATCAGTATAATCAAATGTATGAACTTCTTCATATGGAAACTGAGTAGGTGAATAGTTATTATATTTTTGTGGAGGATTGATTTTATAGACAAGTCGGGGAGGAGTAGTGCTTTCAGCACCAGCAGAAGAATTAGTAAGGTCACCTGAATTCAATTCATTATGTAATTTATCAAAGAAGAAATGGGAACCATCAAATCCTAATTCACTGAAAGGAGCTCCTACATATAATTTATCATAAAAAGGATTCACATCAGTTTGTGCTAATCTTGTATTGAATGCTGGTTCTCCATTTTCACCATTATTAGTTCCATCACATAGAATACCATTACCACTTGTTCCTGATTCAAACTCATAGATAGCATTTTGTCCGCTTGTAGTAGCAAAATGACTTCTTGTAGGGATACCTGATGTAAGACCGATACAAGCAGTTCCCCATGCGTTAAAGTGTCTATCAAATCCTATTTTTGTATCATCTAAAATAAGACCTGCTGTATTAACATATAATCTGGGAGGCAATCCACAACCACTATTATCACTCTTCTTTAATAAGTTAGGATAGATGACTATTGTATTTGTTAATACATTCTTACCTAAACAACCATAGGTTAATTTAGCACCTGTTCCATTACGGTTATCAGGTTCAGTATAGAATGTATCTTTTTGTGATTTATCAAAATATATTAATAATGGGAGACTATGTCTTTCTAATGATTTATCTTGAACAGTGACATCACCAGCATCAGGGAAGTTGAACTCTCTGTTTGCACCGTTTTTGCTGACCCCCATAAAATCATAATAAGAACAACCTAATTGTGCAGCATCACGCTTACTTTGATCAGTAGGAAACCTTGTATCATCAGCTACGACTTGTGACATATCAAGAGAACCATACTGATTCATATGTAAATATCTCGCATTATCAATAGTAGCATTCATAGTGATAGTTTCTACTTGTGTAAATTTCCCTCCTTTACCAGTATCTTCACTCACCTTACTATAATAAGGATTATCTACTTCTGTTCCAGTATCCTCATACATATTAATAATGTTTTCTTTACTAAACAACTCAGGATACTCACCCTGAGCATCAAACAAAGATTTAAATTTTAAACAATTTGCTTGATTATATGGGATATCTAATACAATACCCTCAGTTTGATATGTAGTTCCAGCAACAGTTCCTACTGTTTTAATACCATAGATAGTATTTAATTTACAACCAGCATCATATATTTCAGGTCTCTTACAAGCGATATATTCTAATCCTTCATACCAAGTGGAACTATACCAATCAACAGACTGATCAACCACATAAGGATTATTACCGATAGCACTATCTCGTAAGATAGTAGGACCATATTCACCTAAATCAGCTGGGACAGTATTTAAATCATTATTAAGGCATCTATCATATCTATCTTTATTGAAGTTTTTATCATTAGTGCAGGGGAACACTTTATAGGTTTGATTTTCAGCAGTTAAATCTAAGGGAAAATCTATCTGTGGATTAGGGTCAGTTAAAGATGCGTGATTACCAAATCCTAATATTTGTGATTCAGGTTTATTAATAGTTGTATCTCTAAATTGTTTAGTAATATTTTCACTGATAAATTGACTACTATTAAATCCCTCAGGGACTTCTAAATCTATCTTCTGTCTAAATATCTCATAGTTATATGATTCAGGGTCTCTCGCATAATACGGAGGCAGATAAAACTGACCATCTTCATCAAAGTTTAATTTATCATTTTCATCATCAGGCAACTCACTATAATAATCTGTAGGATATCGTGCGTCATCAACTTCACTGGGATTGTAATTAAATCGTTTAGGGTGATGAAAGGTTTTATTTCTTCTCATCATAGTATATTTAGTCCCATCATTTTTGAGTATCCATCTATCTATCTGCATATTCCATGTATTTCTATCAGCATCTATACTCTTAGGTTCTTTACGATAGATAGGTCTATAATCATCAATTACATAACCATACACATTTGAGATATCTTTACCAGTTCCCACCTCATAAGGATCTCTA